ATCAACCAATTCGCGGGAACTGGCTCTAACGCCATGGTTCAACGTGTCACTGAGTTGACGAAGAACAACAAAGGCACAAAAGCCAACATCACCTTGCTTGCTGACATGGCAGGCGACGGTATCACCGGCGATAACACGCTGGAAGGTAACGAAGAAGCACTTCGCGCCTTCGATATCAGCATCGAACTGGATCAATTGCGATTCGCTAACCGCATGGCCGGTCGTCTGACCGATCAGAAGACGGTTGTGAACTTCCGCGAGCAGTCCCGTGATGCTTTGGCCTACGCCATCGCTGACCGATGCGACCAGTTGGCGTTTTTGACCCTGTCAGGCGTTGCCTACACCCACAAGACGAAC